CAGTTAGAATAGAAACACCAATTAAAATTATTGGTGCGGAAATTGTTGATCCTAAAAAATGAAAAAACTTTTACCCTTGCTTTTACTAGCATTTCCAACAGCTAGTTTTGCAGACATCACCCATTCTATTCAATCAGTGGCAAGCGTATCTACATTAGGAGCTTCCGCTACATCGGAGCGAATTGCAGCATCTATTAGTGTAGCTGGTACAAACGTAGCTCCTAAAGCAAATACAGTAGCTGGACAGATTGGTTCTCTTGACTTAGCTGATGCCGGTATTGCTAATGGTGTTCCAACTATTGATTACGACACTAGCTTCAATATCGTAAATACTGGCGATGCGTTTTCTGTCAGTGAATCCTATATTGCAGCAGATGCCGTTCCAAGTTTGTTATCAGCCACCGTAACAAACGGTGCTGTTCCATCTCTTCCTTTGCTTGGTAAGAACACTGTAATCAGTGGTGGTGATCCAGGTTCTGTAGCTATTACAATGGATAGCGGTGGTGCGTTTACTGTTAACTTAGCTGATATGGGTGCTGGTACAACAGCTACGCTACAAACCAGCATTACTCTTGGCTTGGATTAATGAAATGGTGTTTATTTTTATTTGTTGTTTTTTCTAGTTCGTATGCTTACGCTAATACTCCAAGATTTGCTGCTAACCAGATGCAATCAAATTCTAAAAGTATTAGCAAAATAGATGAAGTTATTATTACTGAAAACTATAACTCTGGCTATGCATACTCAGTCACAGGATCTAACATCAAAACTGATTCCTATATTTCTCCTGAAGCAACATATACAACAAGTCAAAATACAGGCAATGCAGGGGCAGTTAATTTTGAATGGATAACACCACAACTAACAAGCAAACCCCAGTGGCAGGTTGTAAACGAAGGCGAGGCTTTCAGCCTAACAGAAAACTTTATGGCTCCTGGTTTAGACGCAATTTCAATAATAAATCGAACTCAAACAATAGAAACAACACAAACTTCTACAACCTTATTTCAATAGGACTACTGTTTGCTAGTCCTGTTTACGCAGAAACTACTATATCTAATCCCCAGTCGAGTACCCAATCGACTATTGTTAACCAAGGATTTCAAAGTATAAGCGGATCTTTTCCTACGCATAGATATAGCAATGGTATTCAATGCCAAACACCTACTTTAAGCTTTAATCCGTTCATAACAAAAGGAGAATATTACAACAGTCCTAGAAGCACTATACAAAGAACAAATATATATAACCAAGCAAAAGATAGTGATACAGGTCAGCTAACAAATCCTGGTGAAATACTTTACATAGCAGAACAGGAAAGGCTAGATCAAATTAATCACAACTTTTCATATGGAGCAACTATAAGTCTACAAGTACCATTGGGGAAACGATTTAATGATGAGTGCTTGAAGGCAGCCCAAACATATAGAAAGTATCAGGAGTTTCTACTCCAAGCTAAAAAATTAGAGGTAAATTTGAACAGACTTTCTATCTGTAGCCAGCAACTTAAGCTCGGTGTTAAGTATGTAGGAGAAGATGCTGTTAGCTGTAAAAATGTTGTGTTGACCAGCGTTCCAAATCAAGTATTACCACACGCTCATAAATTAAAGCAGTAGACAAGCACGGGTACTGACTTGCCTACCTAGACACCCTATTCATCGCCAGAAAAATAGGGTTCTTTTATTCTACCTTATCCTTTTTCTTTGTCAGCTTTTTAATGACATTTTTTACTAGGGGTTTTACAAGCTGGAGAATAACAGGTGTAGTCGCAGCCACACTAGCAATAACAGCAGTAGAGACAACCACGCTAGCCGTTGGGATGTATTGGTCCACAAACGGTACTTCTTCCCAGATTGCGTCACAAGAACCCTCCAATAGCCCACGTTCCCATTTTACATGCCTTTCTAATCTAAGCTCATTTCTCCAATCCCCAGGTCTATATGGTGCGTTTTTAGGTGGACAAGGTACTAACTCAACTTCTTCATTTTCTTCTTGTTGTCCTAAATTAATATTTGTTCCAGTTGCTTTCTTTTGAAAATTATATGTACCTTCAGTTTCTATAGTGTCTTGTGCATCATAAACAATAGGTCTAAATGTTTTAGGTGCTGGTTGAGTTTTAATTGGTTGTGTGCCACTGATTGCCTGACCATTTGGACAAGTAGCATAAGCTTTTCTTCCATGAAAAATAATAGTTGGATTTTCTGATAGTTCTATATCTCTATTAGTTAAATCACAGGCAGGGTTATCTCCTATCAATACAGTCTCAGGTATATAAGGAGTTTCTGGTATTTCTACTTTCGGTATCTTTATCTCAGGAACTTTAATCGTAGGCATCAACAATCATTAAAGTCAGAAGCCATATTTCCTCCGATCTTACCACCTTCTCTTCTAGCTTGGTTTGTAGCAAAACCAGATAAGAACCAACCTACAATAGGAACATTAGATAATGATGTTGCAAGTCCTGTTCCCGTTGCTACTGACGTTCCAATCAGTTCTCCAGTTGACTCACCTTTGGCACGTTCTTCAATACAAGCTATTTGTTTTGCTGTAAGCTCACCATTATTTACAATCCTTATATCTTTTTCTCCAGCTACTTTTTGAGTTTCTTTTGTAGATAAAGCCTTACTAGCACCTAAGAACCCTGCTGGTTTTTTACTTGTTTCCATAGATGCAATAATTCTTGGGTCGTGCATACGATGTCTGATTCTATAACCTTGCATATCAGCTTCAATCTCATAAGTAGAATATTTACTAACAGGCAGATCAAACATAGGTAGATTAGATTTCTTGCTTAATAAGCTAATTGTATAAAAATTAGAAGCAACAAAAATAGTTCCAAGTCCTACTGATATTCCTTTAATAATATTGTTATTCATATAGTTTTAAAATTTAGTCCAATCTTTACCTTTTGGTACACCTACAGATGGCCCTGTCATATCGGGTAGACCTTGATCTAATACTTTAGGCATAAGTCCAGAAACATTACCCATAACTTCTTTCATCAGTTTGGATTTAAACTGCTCTGACGTTACATACTTATAACCAAAGTACCCTCCACCAATAACAGAAGTTACCATTAAGAAAGAAATAATGCTTAAAACATTAGCTATTTTTTGAAACATGATTAAAGAAACGTTTTTGAGAGCTTTAGTACCTGTTACTATCATAACCTTCACAGGAATTTTAGCCTTAGCTCCCCTTTATGTTACGCTCGGAATCGTAACAAGACAAGTATCAACTGAAACTAACTAGCTTTTTTTCTACGATAGAATCTAGTTTTACAGGCATTAGAACAATACTTTCTTCTTTGTTCTGTGGTAGCAAACACTTTGCCACAGAATTTACACTGCTTTTCTATTATTTCGCAATAGACTTTTTTTCGGTTTCTGCCTCTGCTCTATCTACTAATATAGCTTCAATACGCATAATCTCATCACGACAATTATTAGCAACCTGTACAGCTTGTTCTTGATTATTTTTTAATTCTTGTATGCGTTGTTGTAGTTCCGCATCTGTTCTACGAGCCATAAATCAATAATGTGTTTCTTATAGTGTAACAGCAGCTTTTATTCTTAGCTAGGTTCTGTAGGCCAAGTAATGTTATATGGATCTGCTTGTGTTGTAATATCACGCAAAGCCTGTCTATAAGTTTTCCAAGCATCAGACATGGTAAGGTCACTACTAGCTCTCCAATCTGTATCTTTTAACTTACGTTCTCTTTCAATTCTTACCTCTCCCCATTTATTATTTGTTAAAGTAGTCTGTTCATCTGAAGTTGTAGATTCTACCTTAACTGTATAAGCCTTTCCACTATCAACATAAGCATCTACTGTAGATAGCTTTTGTGTTGGGGTTGTGTAGGTAAGAGTTTCTACAAGTTCAACAGTATTATTTGCTGTTAAAAAATCTGCATTTGGGCCAGCAACAGTAAAGCTAGTATTAGGAAATAATTGTTGGATCGTACCAGTGTTTTTTACAGTAGTGCCATCAATAATTGCGTAGTTCATAATTAATTTAAAAGAACTTTACTTTTAATAATTATAATCATTTTACTCTCCATAAACTGCATAACGACTATTATTAAACCCACCTAATATAAGCTTTCTATTCTTGTAATCCATTCCTAAAGAATAATTAGCAACTCCACTAGCTGAGCTTGTAATGTAATACCATGTATTTTGACTATGCGTTCCATTATAACCACTTCCAGATAAAACCATTTCAGTAGCACCATAATGAGAGATGGCATAATAAGAATTTGAATATCCTTGAATTACTCCATCTCCTGTCCAGACCAAACCATAGCCATTTACTGCATTATTACCACTAGACCATTTTCTTGTAGTACTTATAGTATTACTACTGATACTAGATGTGCTTGCTGGTAGATCATACCCATATAAAGCAAAATCGCTTGCATTATATGTTATTAAATGAGTTCCGCTATAACAAACCCCTCTTGTATCTACAGAGTTAGGATTATTTGTTGTACCAGTAGTGAAATTTTGATAACCTATATAAGTTCCTGACGGATAATTAAAATAATATAATCTTCCATAAATACTTCCAGTTAAAGATACAACAAACACAGGTGTATTATCACCTAAATATGCAACAGTAATATCTGAATTTATATTACTACCTAATCCTGATGCTGAATGTCCTGCTAAATCAGTTGGATTATTACTACTTGGTGAATAGAAATTTGCGTTGCCAGAATATGTACTACCTCCATTACTCCATGCGTAACTACTTGTTGTACCATATGCAACAAATATTTTACTTTCTGAATGATCAAAAAATGCTCCTAATCCTCTATGAGTATCATAATAACCACCAACCAGTGTATCAACAGATGTATTGACAATACTTATAGGTGATGCACCACTTGTAAAAAAACCACTATAAGCAGAATCATCAAGACCTTGACTAGCAGCAGAACGTAATCGATGGGATAGTGTCATGAAAGATCCCCAACTGTTGCTCCATATAATTGACTACCAACTTTAAATAATTCTATTGCTGTGGCGTTAGCACCGCCAAGTGTAGGAGCAGATCCACCATTCCACTTCATAGTAGGCCAAGTTAAAGTATAGGCAGATGCAGTTGCGGTAACTATAAGAAGTATTGATTGACCAGTAGTAAGAGAGTCAGTTGCAGTTCTATTAGCTCCTAAAGTCCAAGTCTGTATCATTCCGTTATCAGGATCTAAAGCAACAGAAGAAGCGTCAGTAATAGCAAATATATTTTCATTTATTGCATCTTCAAAAACAACAGAACCTGTAAACGTACCACCTGCTAATGGCATTTTTGTTGCATCTGCTGGTAGAGAAGTAAGATTTGCACCTGATCCTGAGAAGGTATCTGCTGTGCAAGTCCCTGTAACGCTTACACCTGTTGAACTTGTTACTAATTTTTGATTCCCAGAGTGTTTTAATGCAACACTTGAATCTGATGCAATAGATACTGCATTATTAGAATTAGATAAATGTTGTATTTCTTCTACTTTTAATGTTGACATAATAATTAAAAACGCATTATTTGTATTTTACCCTTTTAACTAGGCTTTGTCGGCCATGTAATATTATCTGGATCAGATTGAGTTGGTACATCTCTTAATGCTTGACGAT